GTCCAGGTACGGCAACATCACCAACGTCCAGCAGGCCAACGCCAACCGGCCCCCGGCCGGCTACGACAACGGCGGCTGGCTCCAACCGGGCTGGAACTACAACGGGCTCGGCGTGCCGGAGGCGGTCCTCACCCCGCAGCAGCTGCGGATCCTCGAAGGCGCCGCAGCCGTGGGCGTCGCGGCAACCGCCGGCGGCCTTCGCTCTGGGGACCCGATCACCCTCGTGGTTCAGGACGGGCCCACCCTGCGCGCCTACGTGCAGGACGTGGCGGACAGCAGTGTGGCCGCATCCAACGCCCGCATGGGCATGCAGATCGCGGCAGGAAGGAAGCAGTAGGTGGGCATCGTCATCAATCCGAGCGCGCCACTGCCGACGCCTCCTGTGGAGTCGGTGTCGCCGGACGGCCGTCTGACCGTCCGGCGCGACGACACCTGGGGCGGCGTCTACCTGATCGCCGACTACTCCACGGCCGTACCAGTGCCGCAGAAGGTGCGGCTGGTGCGGATCGGCTCGGACGGGGTCGAGGCGCCGGTGCGCGGCGCTGACCTGGCGTGGGCGCCCGGCGGTATCGCGTTTGGCTACGACCACGAGGCGGAGCTGGGCGTGTCGTCGTCCTGGTACGCCTACCCGGTCACCGCCGCGGGCGTGGTGGGCGCCCGCTCGCAGGGCGCGGGCATTGCGATGCCGGAGCCCGAACCGCCGCGCGACGTGTGGCTGAAGGCCGTCAGCGCCCCGGGCCTGTCGCTGCGCGTCATCGTCACCTCGTGGCCACAGCTCGCCTACGACGACCGCCAGCAGCGCTTCGATGTGCTGGGCGCGCCCGCGCCGGTGATGTCGGTGGACGAGTGGTCGCTGGCATCCGGGCAGATGACGCTGCTGACTGAGACGCTGGACGAGCGCACCGCGCTGCTGGACCTGCTCACCTCCGGCAGCGTGCTCCTCTCCCAGACGTTGCAGGCCTACGGCCGGCCGGACGCCTACTGGGTGCCGGGGAAGATCACCGAGGAGATGGTCGGCGTCGCCGGCGATCCGGGCCGCCGGTGGACCGTCGACATGACGCAGGTGGACCGGCCGCCGACGGTGGACACCCCGCTGCGAGTCCCGGGCCGCTCGTACAGCGACTCGGCTGCCTTGTGGCCGACCTACGCGGACCGGACCGCAACGGGTCAGACGTATCGGGATGTGACCGTCGGGGGGTGAGCCGATGTGGCCTGTCTCCGCCCGCTGGGATCCTGCCCTGCGGCACACCTACCGGCCCGCCTACCGGGCCACCGTCATCCCGCCGCAGGGCAGTCAGTTCGAGGCGCGCCTGCTGTCCTGGCAGGTGACCGCGGACCGCACCTCGAACACGAGACGGACACTGCAGGCCGTGCTGGCGCCGGAAACGGTCCGTGGCCTGACGGGCGTGACCGTGAAGGGCGCGTACCTGCAGCTGGACGTCGGCATCGACTACGGCGACGGCTCGCAGGAACTCATCCCGCAGGGCCTGTTCAGAATCGACAGCGAGGACACGCAGCGACCCGACGGCGGCATCAGCATCCAGGGCTACGGCCGGGAGAAGGTCGTCGCCGACGACCGCTTCCTCACGCCGAGGACCGAGCGGAACTCCAGCGCGCTCGACTTGATCGAGGCATTCCTCCTGGAGACGGTCCCGTCCACGGTGGTGGTGCGCCGCACGACCCGGGACGCCGCGGTGCCGTACACCACGTGGGAGCGGGAGCGCTGGGAGGCCATCGACGGCACCGACGCGTCACTCGCCCGCGCCGTCGGCGTCGAGGTGTGGGCCGACGGGCGAGGGCGGTTCATCATCTCCGACGTGCCGACCCTCGGCGACCGGCCGGTGTGGACAGTGGACGCAGGACCGGGCGGCGTGCTGGTGTCGGCGGCCTCGTCGACATCGACGGACGGCGTGTACAACGTGATCGTCGCCGCCGGCGACGCGAGCGACGGCACGGTGCCGATCGGCCCGGTCATCGTGCAGGACACCGACCCCACCTCGCCCACCCGCGTGTCCGGGCCGTTCGGCCGGCGGGTGCGGCACTACAGCTCCCCGCTCCTGCGCACCCCGGACCAGGCGACGACGGCCGCCTACTCGCTGCTCGCCAACAGCCTCGGCCTGTCGGCCGGCCTGTCTTTCACCGCGGTCCCGAACCCGGCGCTGGAGCCGGGGGACGTGGTGCTGGTGCGGCCGGACGACGGGCCGCCGGAGCTGCACATCATCGACAAGATCCAGCTCTCGTCGAGCGGCGCCATGTCCTGTGATACCCGCTCGACGAAGGCCAGCGACGAGGGAGCCTGACATGGCCGCACTCATCGACCAGATCATGCCGCGCGCCAGCAACCCCACCGCGGGATCGGCTGTCGTCGCGGCCGTCAACACCGACGGCACCGTCGACATCACCATCGCCGGAGCCTCCGTCACCGCCGCCTGCCTGGAGGGCTACACCGACCGCGCGGAGGGTGACGTTGTGTTCGTCGTGCCCGTGCGCGGCGGCTACGTCGTGATCGACCGATTCACCACGGCCTGAGGAGGACCCTTTGCCCACCACTGCTATCGGCGGTGCCCCGTACCCGGCGCCCGAGGACGCCGACAACGTCCCCGCGGACATGCAGGCCCTAGCCGAATGGGCGAGCACCCGCGGCGTCATGCGGTTCGCCGACGCCGCCGCCCGGGACGCGGCCATCACCAGCCCCGACGCGGGCATGGTCGCGTGGCTCGACACGCCAGGCTCGCTCACCGTCCGCACCGCCTCCGCATGGCGCACCCTGTGGTCCAGCCTTGCCTGGACCGACCTCACCCTCTCCTCCGGGTACGAGACCTATGGCAGCACGCCACGCGCCGCAGTCGAGGTCGGACAGTTCATTACCCTCCGGGGCGGCATCCAGCGGAACACCAGCGCCCAGATCGCCACCGGCTCCACGATCGCCACCATCCCCTCGGCACTCGGCACCCCCGTCTCCGGCGACTTCCCCATTGCAGTGCAGTGGTCTGGTGACGTGCCGACCGGGCGCCTCTACGTCGGAGCCGACCGCACCCTGCAGTACATCGGCGACTCCACCAACTGGATCGCGCTTAACGGCGTCCGTATCCCCCTCGCCTGACAGGAGCAGCATGCGCTACCAGTACGGCTCGGACGGCGGCAGCGTCGTCACCGACGCCGCGGGCAACGTGGTGTCCAGCCGGCCGGGCACGGTGTGGACGGCCCGCACCGGCGGCTCCCAGGTCACCGACATCCTCACCCTCGCGGGCACGGCAACCGGCGGCACCGTCACCACCGACAGCAAGGGGCGAATCGCCTTCCAGGGGCCGGACGGGGCAACCGCCACCCTGTGGTGGGACGGCGGCGACGGCACCCGGTGGGCTGTCCTGCCCACCGAGACCGACCGCATCGCCCGCGCCCAGGTCGACACCTACGGCGTACCGTCCTCCGCGCTCGGCTCCGCCAGCGGCGTCGCCACACTCGACAGCGGCGGCAAAGTCCCGGCGGGCCAGCTGCCCGACCTGTCGGCGTCCTACGTGCCGTACCCGGCGGGCGGGCAGGCCGGCGACACGCTCATCCGCGGGGCGGGGAGCACGGTGTCGTGGGGGCGTCTCACCGCGGGCACCGTCGCACCCTGGTCCGGGCTGGACGCGCTGACCGCGCCGCGCTGGATCGCCCACCGCGGCGGCAGCCTCCTCGCGCCCGAGAACACGATCGAAGCGATGCGCACCGCGGTGGAGCTGGGCGCGGACGCGATCGAGCTGGACGTGTACAAGGTCGCCGACGGCGGCTTGTTCGTCATGCACGACTCGACCGTCGACCGCACGTCGAACATCAGCGGCACGACGTCGGCGCTCACCGTCCCGGCCGCGCTGCGCGGCCGCATCGACGCGGGCGTGTGGTTCGCGAACACGTGGCCGAGCGACCTGCGCATCCCGCTCTTCGCGGACGTGCTCGCCGACATCGGCAACCGCATCCCGATGATCGTGCACTGCAACAACGCGGGCAGCGGCGCCGCTGCGGTCGCCGAGATCCAGCGGCAGGAACTCGACCAGGCCGTGCTCATCATGGCGTGGACCGAGGCCGAACTCGTGGCCGCCCGCGCCGCGGGCATCCCCACCTGCCTCCTCGACGCCGACGGCGTCCTGTCCGGGCAGACCTACGCCGGGCTCATCGCCGCAGGCACGACCTATCTCGGCGTCGACTATAGCCAGACCACCAACACGACCATCAACAACGCCGCGGCGGCCGGGCTGCGCGTGCTCGTCTACACCGTGAACCGGCGCACCAACTACGCGGCCCTGCCCACCACCGGCAGCGTGTGGGGCGTCATCTCCGACGACCCCTGGTACCTGAAGGCGCCCGGGCAGATGCGCACCACGGACCTCTTCAGTGCGGGCACCTTCTACCACGGCATGCCCGGCATCACCGACGCCGCCGACTACAGGGGTTTTTTCCAGCTGGGGAGCCCGAACTGGTTCGGCCTCGACGCTTCCGGTACGAACCTGGCCTCGAACGGCGGCTACGCGTCCACGATGCAGGGCTACCTCGGCCCGCTGCCGAACACGTTCACCCTCGACTGCGACTTCGTCATCGACGCCTCGGACTACACGACCGCCTCGGCCCAGTGGACGTTCACGAAAGGCGACGTGCAGTACGACGACGACACCACCGGCACGACCGCGAAGAACGACGGCTACAACATCCTCGTGCGCGCGTCCGGCACGATCGACGTCTACAAGGTGGCGGGCGGCACCGCGACCAGCATCGGCACCGTGTCGACGGCGGCGATCACCGCGGGCACCACACAGCACCTGCGGATTCAGTTCACCGCGACGCAGATCATCGTCACCCGCACGAACATCGCGACCCCGAACTCGGTCACGGTCACCGACTCCACCTACCGGGGCGGGCTGTACCCGCACCTGGCCGTCCGCGACACCAAGACGAGGTGGGCGAACGTCGCCCTCACCTGACCCACAGCCACACCGCCCGCCCCCGCCGCGCCGGGGGCTTTCCAGTTTGGAGGCCCCATGGCCACACCGATGACCGCCTCCCAGTTCCTGACCGCCCTCAAAGCCGAGGGCGTCACCGTTGTCGAGGTGGGCGACTGGGAGCACCACAACCGCGAGGGTCACGGCCCGTGGGGGCCCGTGAACGGCGTCATGATTCACCACACCGCCGGGAACAGCGGGATGGTCGACTACTGCTACAACGGCAGCTCAGCTCTGCCAGGGCCGCTGTGCCACGGCGTCATCGACAAGCAGGGCGTCGTGCACCTGGTCGGCTACGGCCGCGCCAACCACGCAGGCGGCGGAGACTCCCGCGTCCTGAACGCCGTCATAGCCGAGGAGTACGGCGACCGGCCGCCCGCCCCGCACCAGCACGAAGGAAGCGCGGGCGCCGTCGACGGCAACGCCCGCTTCTACGGCTTCGAGTGCATCAACCTCGGCGACGGCCACGACCCCTGGCCCGCCGCCCAGCTCGAGGCCATCGAGCGCGTCGCCGCAGCCATCTGCCGTCACCACGGCTGGGGTGCCAAGTCCGTCATCGGGCACCTGGAGTGGTCCGACTGGAAGAGCGACCCGCGCGGCTTCGACATGCACGACATGCGGAACCGGGTCGCCGCCCGGCTCGGCAGCAAGCCGACCAGCCCGGCCCCGGCGAAGCCCCCGACCCCGGCCACCAAACCGAAGGTGAGCCTCGCGCACGTCGTCTACCCAGCGAAGCACGACCCCGCATCAGCGCAGGGCCACACCGCCTACAAGTCCGAGGCTCTGATCGTCGAGAAGGAACTCAAGGCCGAAGGGCTCCTCGACACCCAGTGGGTCGACGGCTCGTTCGGCACCAAGACGATCGGCGCCTACGCGGCCTGGCAGCGCCGCCTCGGCTACCGCGGCCGCGACGCCGACGGCATCCCCGGCCGCGACTCTCTCACCCGCCTCGGCCGCAAGTACGGCTTCGACGTGAAGGACTGACCCATGAACCTCTTCACATCGCTCATGCGCACGGTCGTGCCGATCGTCGTCGGCCTCGTCCTCGGCCTGGCGGCCCGGGTCGGCCTGGATCTGGACGACGCTACGGTCACGGCCTACGTCACGGCCGGGCTGACGGCCGGCTACTACGCGCTGTGGCGCGCCCTTGAGGAGCTGGCCGGCCGGATCGGCTGGGAGCCGCTGCGACTGCTGGCTGGTGTGCTGCTGGGCTGGACTCAGCCGCCGCACTATGACCAGCCCACCACTGTGCCGCTCCGGGTGAAGCTGGACTTCGATGCGGACGCCTTTGCCAAGGAGGTGGCGAGCGTCGCCGAGAAGCACGGGGGCTGAGGTGACGCCCCCTGACTCGGGCGCCGGTGTCCTCATCAGCAGCGCTCAGATGTACCAGGAGCTGAGAGCACTGGCCGACGGCGTCACCCGGGTGGAAGCCAAGCTGGACGCGATCGGGCAGGGCTTGAGTGACCTCAGCAAAGACGTCGCCGACCACGAGACTCGCATTCGTGCCCTGGAGCGGGCCCGGTGGCCACTGCCCACGATCGGCGTCCTCGCTGGTGTGGCTGGCGCTGCCACCGGCGCCTTCAGCCTCTTCGCACGCTGACCACAACGCCCCCTGGAGTGTGAGATGCCCGAGCCGATACCGGTCGCGCCGCGGCGTGACGACACCGCCGCCGACACCACCACCCTCGTCCGCCTCGGCCAAGCAGACCCACCCCCGACCCCCAAGCCCGTCTACCCCGACCTGCCCAACGGATACCAGCCCGACGAACCCGCGTGACTGTGCCATCCTGAAGAAGCGGGTAGCTCACCGGGTACAGAGCAGCCGGGGTCACACCCGGCATGGACGTCGGTTCGACTCCGGCCCCGCCTCGCGGCAGCGCCCCCTCCTTTGGGAGGGGGCGCTTCGCCTTTTCTGCACACCGGAGTTGAGCCGCTCAGCTCTCGATAACATGCCATATCGCGGGCGAAAAAACGGTACAATTAGCTATGGCTGACGACCTGACACTCGGAGAGATCCGCCGCGAACTTCTGCGCCTCACGGCCATGGCTGGCAGCGCCGAGCGCCCCAAGCCGACCCGCATCAACGGACCCGATCACTCCATGCCCGGCCACGAGTGGGACCTGCGCGAGCAGCCTCACCCCTACGGCAGTCGTGAGTACGTCTGGGTCGTTCGTGCGATAGACGAGCAGGACACGGCGGACGGCATGGTCCACGTGTCTACCCCGGAGTCCATGTTCCCGGGCGAGGACTTCGTGCCGATGTACGTCTCCGACGCGCGGCGGCTCGCTATGGCGCTCCTCGCCGCGGCAGACCGCGCGGAGCACCTGGCGCACGGAATTACTCGCCTTGAGGATCGACGGAAGGCGGTCTGAGCGTGACCGGCCTCGTCCCGCGCCAGCCGGACGCCACCCCCGCCGCCTACGACGCTGCGACGCTCGCCGTCCTGGCCGCCATGGAAGAGGCAGCCGAGAAGCACCTCGAAGCCATCCGCCCCCACAACACGAAGCGCAGCTACGCCAACGACTGGGCGCTGTGGGAGGAGTTCCACGACTGGCTTGCCGAACGCACCGGTAGCCGCCTGCCGTCGACCGCTGTCACGAAGGGTACGCTCGTCGGGTTCGTCGTCTGGCTCGACACCATCAAGCTCGCCGCACCCAACAGCATCGACCGCAGGATCACCGGCGTGACCGTCACCGCGCGGAACGAGCACGGCGTCGAAGTCCCCAAGGCGGCTACCGTCGCCGCACGCCAAGTCCTCAAGCCGCTGAAGAACGACCCCGAACGCATGGCGCGCGGACGTGGCAAGGCCGCAGCCGCCACCCCCGAACAGCTCCGACAGATGAACGCGTCCGTCGCCGACGGACTCACCGGGCTCCGCGACCGCGCCCTCTGGCTCATGGCCTTCGCCATCGCCGGACGCTCCGCCGAAGTCGCCGCCCTCCGCGCCGAGGCCATCGTCCACGTCAGCCAGGGCCTCGAAGTCCACGTGCCCGCAGTCAAAGGCCGCCCGCCCCGCGACGTCGTCGTCGGCTACGGCCGCAACCCCGACACCTGCCCGGTCCGCGCCTGGCTCACCTGGCGCGCCGCCGTGGGCATCACTACCGGCCCCGCCTTCCTGCCCATCACCGTCCATGGCCGCCTCGGCGACCGTGCGCTCTCACCCGAAGCCGTCCGCGAGATCATCGCCCGCAACGCCCAACGCGCCGGTTTGTCCGTCCGCCTCACTGGCCACAGCATGCGAGCCGGATTCATCACCACAAGCCGGCGAGCCGGGAAGCGCGAAGAGAAGATCCGCGCACAGTCCGGACACGCCGCCAACAGCCCCGCCTTCTGGGGCTACATCCGCGAAGCCGACAAGTGGACCGACGCCGCATCGGAGGACATCGGGCTGTAAACAGAGGTGCGGCCTGCCGAGGGGTTACTCCCCACGCCCCCGAAGGGGTCGCTGCGAACGAGGCAGGCCGCCCGGTCACGGTAGACGGAAGGCGCCCGTCCTGTCAGCCCCTCGTGCCACACTGCCTCTGTGCCCGCCTCGCCCCCCGTCGAGGCGGGCCTTTCTCATCCCTCCAGGTATCCCAGCTCGGTGTCGGGCCGGCAGGCGCTGCACGCGCGGACGCCGTCGGCGAGGGCCCGCAGCGCGTCGTCCCGGGTCACGCCGCGGTGGCGCTTCCCCGAGTTCCAGCAGCCGCCGACGTGGACCTGGACGGGCGGCGAGTCCCGGTTGAGGCCTACCTCCAGCAGCCAGTCCGGGGCGGGCGGCCGGGCCTCGATGCCGCGCTGCCGCTCCGCTTCCCGCTGCTCGGCCGCCGCGATGGCCCGCCGCACGTCGGCGAGGACGAGGGTCAGCCAGGTCTCCAGGGTGCGGAGTCGCAGCAGGTCGGGCGGCAGGTCGTGCATGTGTTCGATTCTAGAGCTGTCGGTGGCCTCTGCCATCCTTGGGTCAATCGGAGGAGTCGATGATGAAGCTGGCCCGCGTGATCGAGACCTGCAGCGCCTGTCCGTCCCAGTGGAACGCGTGGACAGTCGACGGGCAGTACCTCTACCTGCGATACCGGTCCGGCATCGGCACCGTGGACGCCTTCCCCAGCCCCGATCCGGACACGTGGGGCCGGTTCGCTGAGGGGGATGTCGCCCGCTTCGACACCGGCGACCGCCTCGATGGCTGCATGGAGCTGGACGACTTCCTTGCGGCCGCGGGCCTGGAGCTGGCAGCCGACGCCCTGGTCTCCGAGTGACCAGCCTCGGCCGCTACCACCTGCTGCTCACCGTCGACGGCCGGCCAGCACAACACGGCTGGTGGGACAGTGAGCCCGTCGCCCGCGACAAGCTGAAGCAGTGGATCGGCGCCTGGGGCAGGCCCGGCGCGCGCATCACCCTCACCGACGAGAAGGCCGGCCGCACGTTGACGACCTGGCCGAACGAGCGCTGAGCGTCTGCCATCCTGGCGCGATGGATCACGAGACGACCCCGGCAGACGGCGACCTCGGCGACGAGCTGGACGCGGCCGACTTCCCCAACGAGGAACTGACCGCCGACACCTACGTGCTGTCGACGCGCCCCGGCACTGTCAGTGCCGAGGACTAGCCTGGATCCATCAGCATTCGACTACCAAGTCGGGTCTGCTACTGGCCGCCCCGCTCCGGCGTGATGCACCGGCGCGGGGCGCTGCTGCGTCAGGAAGCCGCGGCCTCCGCGTGCCGGGCCTTCTTCTTCACGTCCATCTCGACGTCGTACCTGCCGAGTCCCTGCTCGCTCGCGTGCTCGGTGACCGCGGCCTGCACCTCGCCGGCCAGCTTCCGCCACTCCCGCCAGGCCGGGGGTGGGGCGGACGGTGATCACTACGCTGGCGCGGGTGCGGCCGACTCTAAGCCGCGGTCGTCCAGCGCGTGGCGTGCACCCACTCGTCCCGCAGCTGCTCATAGCGCTCCCGGGTCGGCCCCCACAGCCAGCCGCCCGTCGCGACCAGCAGGGCACGAATTTCCGCATCCACGACCTCGGCAGGCCGCGCGCGGCCCTCAGCCGGGGGAGTGGTCGGCATGCGGCCGATCGTATCGGCCGGCTCTGACAGCGGCTACGGCTTGCCCCGGTCCACGACGTAGATGCCCATGCCGGTCACAGTCTCGACCAGGCCCTCGCCCTTGAGTACCTGTGTGGCCTTTCGGAGCGTGTCGCGGGCCACGCCGTACTCCTGCTCCATCTCGACCATGGACGGGATGCGCCGGCCGGGGGGAATCGTTCCGTCTTCGATCTTCCGCCGGAGGTCGTCGGCGATCTGCCGGTACGGGGGTACGGGCCCCTCCCTGTCGATGATCACGGCAGTGGACCGTAGGTCACGCCCCCTGACGCGGCATAGCTACCCCTGGGGGTGGCAGGGGGTAGTACGGTGACGTTGTGAGTGACCCCCGCGGCCGTGCGACCGGCCCGGGGGCGTGGCCGACGATCGGAGCGTCGACATGGTCGAGGGTAGAGACGACGAGCCTCCGGCGGGAAGTGGCCGACCGGTCGTCGGAAGGGGCGACCTTCCCACCCCGAAGAAGGCGTGGGCGCGGCTCCTGCAGCACAGTCGTGGATGTGCCGACTGCCACGACATCGACCGCCACTGCACTGAGGCGGACCTGCTGTGGAAAGCGTGGCGGGAATGTGCTGCGTGGGGGTTCGAGGAGCTGCGCGGATAGCCATGGCCAACGGGTCACCACAGGTCACGGTTTCACACGGCCCACACGAAGTCCGCACAGATATATGCACAGCGCACGCTTACCTGCCATGATGCCGGATACCTGACTGGGTGTCGCTGTGTGGCGACGGTCAGCGAAGGAGGTCGGTGACGTGTACCCCCAGCACCTGGGCGATGCGCAGGAGCGTGCTGATGCGGGCGTCAGCAGTGCCGGCTTCGACGGCTTGGTATGCGGATCGGCTCACCTCAGCGGCCAGGAAGACGGACTCCTGAGTGCGGTTCTGGCGGAGGCGTTCGATGCGAATGCGGTCGCCGATGGCGCGGCGCTCGCGGGCGAGCCACTCGTCGTCATCGGGCAGGGTCGGCACGGGTGCAACGCTCTGCCGAAGATGATCATAAGTCAGCCCGGTTTGCCGGGCATTATTTGATCTTGGGTGTTTGCGTGCTGGGGTAGCGCCTGGCATATGCCAGGCACTTGGGTGTAGTGTCCATGCGTCGAACGCGTGTTCGAGCTATGCGTGGTCGCCCGACAGGCCGGCGACCACGAAAGGCGTGTCGACGGGCTGCAATCGGTCGCCCCCCTTTGTGGCCGTCGACGCGAGCGCTCCCCCCGCCCTGCTCGGGAGGGGGGAGCATGCTTTTGTGGGAGATCCCTGGGAGATGATCATGCGGAAGCAACCCAAAGCAATCCAGAGGAACCCGGCGTAACCGGGTGGCTTTGCCCAGTGATTCCGGCAGCCCGGCTACACCCCGCTGGTAGTACACCTACACGCTGCCATCTACACGATCTTCGAGGGCACCAGCGAGATCCAGCGCCTGGTCATCGCCCGCACCCTGTCGGGGATGCAGATCCGGTAAGGCCTCACAGCAGCAAGACGCGCGTAGATTACCCGGTCGAAAGACGCCCCCTCCGGTCTCCGGAGGGGGCGTCTTCGGGTTCCCTGCTGCGGTCAGGCGCTGCCTGGGAGATTTCCGGGAGATCGTTTTCTCCTGGGGGTGAGTGGCGGATACGGGCCGAACTCGCGCCGGTCAACCACGACCCTCTGCGAGGCCTCCCACAGGCGCTGCAGCTGATCGGCGATGGCAAGCTCCATCTTCAGGGTGACATGCGAGTAGGTGCCTTCGACACCCTGCAGCACGTGCCCCATACGCGCCTCGACCGCCACCCGCGGGTGGCCTCCCTCATCGAGCCACACCTTGTGACTGTGCCGCAGGCCGTGCGGCGTCAGGCCCTCCACCCCCAGTACGGGACGGAGGCCGGTCCGGGGAGTCACGTGCAGGGCGGATTCCCGCGGTGCACGCCCCCTGACCATCGGCTGCCAGACGGACGTGTACCAATCCCCGCCCCGGAGGAGCCGCCCCCCCCTCGGGGCCGTGAACACCCACTCGGTCTTCGGCCGGGAGTCGACGAGTTCCCGCAGCAATTCCGCCAGGAAGGGCGGCAGGATCAGCCCTCGCTCGGAGGCGTACTTGTTCTCGACCTCGCGGAACTTGCCCTCGATGTACTGGGACTGCTGCACGGTGTGCAGCCGGGCGCCGGTGCCGTTGTCGTCGAGGGTGAGGTGGTCTCTGTGCAGGCCGGCCAGCTCACCGATCCGCAGACCGGTGTAGGCGGACGTGAGGACGATCGCGAACTCATTGAGACCCCAGGCCTCAAGCCCGTGCCTCGCGATCAGCAGCACCTGGCGGGGTGTGGCGAAGGCCCGCTCGTCCCGAGGCTTGGGCTGATAGCGGCCCCGGCGTCCCGTCCTGCGCGGCGCCACCGGATTGTCGCTGCGGATCCGCTCAACGACCGCGTCGGCCAGCATGGTCCGGAACGTCCCGATGACGGCGTCGACGTAGTTCGCCGACAGCCTGGACCGCAGCTCCTTCTCCCAGGAGGCGATCGCCGCAGGGGACAGATCACCGACGGCGACATCACCCCACTGGGGCAGGATCCTGTTCTTCAGCCGGGCCCTGTACTCCCTTTCGGTGAGGGGTCGCACGTCGATGGACGCCAGCCACTTCTCGGCCCACTCGGCGACGGTGATGCGGCCGTCGCGGGGGTCGATGAACTGCTTGCGCCGCACGTCGACCTCGAGGCCGTGCGCGTACTGCTCCGCGGCCCGCTCGCTGTAGAAAGGCTGCCCGTGCTCGTCGCGGGATACCGATCCCCAGTGGCCGTTGGGCAGCTTGTAGCGGCCCCGGTAGCGCCACTTGCGGGCCCGCTTGTCGTAGGTGCGCTTCTCCCCATACGCCATGTGTCACCTCGGCAGCCAGCTTGATCAGCCTGTCACTGTCCGCAGTGTGGAGTACACCTCGTCTGCGTCGAGCCGGCGCCGCCCGGAGGTTGCGGCGTTGAACGCCTGCTCCAGGGCCTCGACGCCGGTGCTGGCGATCAGCCCGGCGTCGATGTACAGGGTGTGCTCACCGCTGTCGCGGCCCTCGATGATCCAGACCTGGACGCCGAACGGCATCCCTACCACGGCATGTACGCGCACAGGCATGGGTCCCCCAACGACCGCGACCACTGCAGGCGCCCCCCTTTGTGGTGCCGGTATCAGACCACAGTTCGCCGAGTTGCGGGAGGGTTTGTGTGCAAGTTGTGTGTATCTGATTACGAGCCGTTGACTGCTGAGCGGTCCGGCTCCTCGGGCAGTCCATGCAGCCGGCTCTCGGCGCGACGCCAGGCGAGGAGCGCTTTCTGAATCTCTTCCGGGGTGGCGTCCGGCTGGCCGTGCACGACGACGGTCATGCGTACCCCCTCGGCGCCCGGGAGGTGGATGACGGCGGAGTCGAGCAGCGGGTCGTCGCTTTCCAGCTCGTCGACGATCCGTAGGGGCAGCTTGCCTCGCAGCCGGCTTTCCTCGCCGTGTCCTGCGGAGCCGGCGGGCGCGGCAGCCGGGGTGGCCTCGCCGCCGCGGAGTATGGCCAGCCCTGAGCCCCTGGCCCAGCCGAGGTGGGGCTCGACCTTCGCGAGTGACGGGGGGACGCGGGACGGCCGGCGCGTCGGGTCTTCGAGGTTCTGGACGCTCCCCTCGCTGATGCCTGCGAGGTCCGCGAGGGCGACCTGCGACAGGCCGCGCGCCTCGCGGGCCGCGCGGACAGCGGCGGCGAGCTTTGGCCAGAGCAGATTGGTCCGGTCCTCTGTCATGGGCCTCATCATGCCGCACTGCGAAGCAACACGCACCCAGAGGGTCACTCAATTGACCAGGATTGATCGGTCTCGTGGGGGCCCTTTTTGTTGCCTCAATGACCCCTCGTTGCGCTCGCGCGCCGTAAGCGCACCTGTGCGCGCCGTGCACCTCTGGGCATAGTTCACAGTTCAACGCCCCGCTGGACACCCAAGGAATCCAGGGAAGCACCCAACAAAGCCGAACGAGCACCCAAGGAAACCGAACTCTTCCGCTTGTCATTGCATGCCATTGGGTCTACGTTGTGTCTCGTGAAACCCAACGGGGACGCAATGAAGGCCATCCGCGAGGCACGAGGGATCAGCCTTCAGCAACTCGCCAAAGACATTGGCCGAGATGTCGGCTTCCTCTCCCGCGTCGAACGCAACCAGCAAGGCGCGGGGGACGAGACCCTGCACCGCTACGCCGCTCGTCTGAACGTGCCCATCGACGCCATAACGCACAAGGAGGCATCGTGACCAGGACCAGCCTTGCCCCGCCGACCGGCAGCACCCGCACTGACCAGCCGGCCGCCGACGAGCACACACTCATCCTCCGGCTCACCGAGATCGTCGAACAGCTCGCCAGGCAGCAGACCGCAGCCGTGCTGGAGCTGCGCTGCTTCACGCCCGCCCAGGCCGCCGACATCCTCGGCAAGAACGAGCACTGGGTCCTCGACGGGATCCGCGAGGGGCGCCTCCCCCACACCCGCGTCGGCAAGTCCCCGCGCCTGACCGCAGACCACATCCGGCAGATCCAGAAGCAGGGCGAGTACCGGCCCAACAAGTACGCCAAGCCCGCCGCCGCCTGACGCGGCATGACAGAGGTCGACGCGTAACCGCCAAGCCCGCGCCAACCTCGCGATCCACACCACCCGAACCCTGAAGAACAGGAGCGTGGACCGTGTCCACATCTTCTCAGAACAAGCCCACCCGCCGCGACGATCTGATCGCGATGCTGCGTCACGGCGGCGCCCGCACCGACGAGACGGCGAACTACGTCGTCGACGCCTTCCGCGCCGAGACCCTGCGCGAGGCGATCGAGGCCGCGCGCGGCGAGTACCTGACCGACGCTACCGGCGACGAGACCGACGACGCCTACAACCGCGGTGTCGCCGACGCCGTCGCCGCGATCGACGCGCTGATGCAGGGCGGTGCCCGATGCCCGCCCCGTCCCCGGCCCGCCTGTTCGCCGACCTGGCCGACGACCTGAAGCCCGCCGCCCTGGACGCGCTGATCTACGGCTGGTGGGAGGCCGAGCAGGACCGCGCCGCCCGCGACACCCGCTTCCGCGAGATGGGAGGCGCGCTGTGAGCATCGCCGACTTCCTGGCCGCCATGTCCGGCGGCGACCTGCCCGCCGACGCCGTTCGTGAGGAGCGCTGCCTGCTCCAGCCGATCGGCTGCGGCCAGCCCCTCATCGCCTCCGACGGCACGACCCGCGTGTTCTGGGACGAGGCGGAGGCCGCCCGCTACCAGACCGAGTGGCGCATCACCGGCCTCTGCCCGGACTGCCAGGACCGCCTGCCCACGGACGAGGAGTCGTGATGGCCACCGCAACCGAGCCCCGCCCGCTGGCGGACCTGGAGCAGGACGCGCTCGCCCGCGTCGAGGAGGAGTTCGCGCGCCGCGCCCGCGGGGCGAAGCCGTGGACGCCCTCCGAGTACGTGGAGCGCATCGAACGGGTCCACGCCCACTACGCCCGCCGCCGCGCCTGGCTGCGCCTCCACGAGCAGGACACGGCCTCATGACCGCGTCGCTGGACCTGCCGCCCACCCCGGCCACCGCCGACCCGGTCATCGTGCCCGGCCTGCTGTCCGGCCTCGGCCTGGTCCCGCGGCCCGTGCCCCGCTGGATCACCGACCCCGACCTCATCGCCTCCATCCAGGCCGGGCTCATCGACATCGACGACGCATTCCTGGGGGACCAGTGACCACCACCATCACCCGCACCGACCTCATCCAGGTACTGGAGAAGGCCGCCGCGATCATCGGCCGCAACGGCCTGTGCAAGCGGTACCTGTACGACACCAAGCAGGCCGCCACCGGCATGCCCCTCGCCGACTGCCGGGTCGACGTCATCGGCGCCCTCAACACGGCGGCGCACGGCACGCCCCGCTACGCCGGCAGCCCCATGGTCGCCGCCGCCGAGGAGCTGCTGCTGCAGCACGTCGACGCGGCGTCGGTCGTCGTGTGGAACGAGCAGCCCGGACGGGACAAGGACGACGCTGTCGTCCTCCTCGCCTCGGCCGCCGCCCAGCTGCGGGCGGAGGAGTCGTGACCATCACCGACCTGATCCCCGCGCTGAAGGGCCGCGGCCGCCGTCGCGCAGTCGACGAGGTGGAGCGGCTGCGGGAGAACGAGATCGCCCTCCTCACGAACCTCCACGCCGCCGGAGACGAGATCGCGCTCCTGGAGCAGGGCCTCATCGAGGCCCACGCGCGGCAGGCCGAGGCCGAGGAGGTCATCGTCGCTCAGCTCGCCAGCATCGAAGACCTCCGCGCCGAGAACGACGAACTTCGCGCCGAAGTCCTCCGCTTCCGCACCCGCTTCGGTCCGCAGCTCGCCGCCGAAGCCAACGCCAACGCGGTCACCGTGCCGTCGTGGGTCCGCGACACCAGCGACCCCGCCGACCAGGCCACCGGCCCCATCGACGTCCGCCCCCTGTGGGCGGCCCGCGACGCCGGACTCCTCGGCCCCGTCACCGACCCCGGCCGCATCGGACCCGACGACGACACCCAGCCCATCGAGGCCATCTGACCCGCCGCCCGCGCTGGATGACACCGGCCGGCCGGGCGGCGCAGCAAGAACCCCCGGACGCTCGAACCGCCCGGGGGTCCGACACCAGCATCCCACGGAGGGACACCTTGTCCGTCACGACCCAGATCACCCACACCTTCCAGACCGACGTGCGCGAGTACACGGTGCCCGCGACCAGCCCGGTACCCGGCCTGTTCGTCTACCAGATCCCCGACGAGGTCGAGCCCCTCAGCCACCTCCGCTGGAGCGTCGGCCACCACTCCGGCCTGCTGATCGCCTCCGCCATGTACGAGGACGACGCGATCCGCTGCGCCCGCAAGATCGCCGACATGGCCGACTGGACGAAGGACGTCGCCGCCCTTCGCGACGAGATCGACCAGGACCAGCTGTACGAGCGGATCGCCTGGGCCGGCTGCGAGAACCCCGCCTACACCTGACCGCCTGATCCACAACCCCATACGGCCGCGTCGAGCGCCCCCACGCTCCGCGGCACCCGGGGCCAGCTCCCTGGCACCCCCCCCCGTCCGGGGAGCTGGCCCTCCCTCAGCACACCCTCAGGAGCCTCACATGAGCACCAGCAGCACCGAACACCACCCGTATGCCGCACCGGACGGCATCCTGATCGGCCACCTCACCCCGGGCACCGCCGCCTGGGAGGAGGCCCGCACCGGCCTCACCATCACCGCCACCGAGATTGCCGCCGTCGTCGGCCTCTCCCCGTGGATGTCCCGCTTCACCCTCTGGCACAAGAAGGCCGGCCTGCCCACCCCGCCGTTCGAGATGAACCCGGCAGTCGAGTGGGGCAACCGGCTGGAGGATGCAGTCGCCCAGAAGTGGGAGGACGAGCACCCCGGCCAGCTCGCCGCACCGGCCGGCACGTGGCGGCACCGCGAGCGGGAGTGGCAGAGGGCCACCCCGGACCGGCTCATCTACCCGCAGCCCGCGAACGAGTTCGAGATCCCCGACAAGGCGGACGCCCTGCTCGAGGTGAAGACGTCCCCATTCGGCGACGAGTGGGGCCCGTCCGGCAGCGACGAGGTCCCGGTCCACTACCGCTGCCAGGTCATGTGGCAGATGGACACCCTCGGCCTGCGCCGCACCTACTTCGCGGTCCTCATCTCCGGCCACGACTACCGCGAGTACGTCGTCGAGTACGACGCGGACGACGCGCGGATCCTCCGCGGGGCCGCCGAGCGGTTCCTCGACGACGTGCGCCGCGGGAACCGGCCGCCGATCGACGGGGCCACCGACACCTACCGCACGATCCGCGCCCAGGTCGACGGGCTCGAAGACCGCGACGTGGAGATCCCCGCCGAGCTGGCCGCCCGCTGGGACGCCGCCTACGCCGACGTGGCCCGCGCCTCCGCCGACCTCACCCAGGTCCGCGGCGAAGTCCTCGACTACATGGGCAACGCCAAGCGGGCCGTCTGCCAGGGCCGCCGCATCGCCTACCGCACCGTCCGCGACGGCGCCACCTACAGCCTCAACCCCTACACCAGCAAGGACGCAGCAGCATGAGCCAGATCGGCAACGCCATCGAGAAGCGCGACCAGGGCCCGGCCGCCCAGATCGAGCAGTACCGCGACGAGTACGCCGCCTTGGTCCCCTCCCACGTCAACGCCGACCAGTGGATCCGGCTCGCCGTCGGCGCCATCCGCGGCAACAAAGACCTCGAGCGGGCCGCCCGCAACGACGTCGGCGTCTTCCTCCGCGAGCTCAAGACCGCGGCCCGCCTCGGCCTGGAGCCCGGCACCGAGCAGTTCTACCTCACCCCCCGCAAGAGCAAGGCCCACGGCTACAAACTGATCATCAAGGGGATCGTCGGCTACCAGGGCATCGTCGAACTCATCTACCGGGCCGGCGCCGTCTCCAGCGTCATCGTCGAAGTGGTCCGCGAGCGCGACACCTTCCGCTACGTGCCCGGCCGCGACGACCGGCCCGTCCACGAGATCGACTGGTTCGGCGGCGACCGTGGCCCCCTCGTCGGCGTGTACGCCTACGCCGTCATGAAGGACGGCGCCGTCTCCAAGGTCGTCGTCCTCAACCGCCAGCGGGTCATGGAGATCCGCGCCAAGTCCGACAGCAAGGACTCCGAGTACAGCCCGTGGCAGACCAGCGAGGAAGCCATGTGGCTCAAGTCGGCCGTCCGGCAGCTCGCCAAGTGGGTCCCCACCTCCGCCGAGTACATGCGCGAACAGCTCCGCGCACAGGCCGAAGTCGCCGGCGAGCTGGCCGCCCCGTCCATGGCTGGCGCCCCGCAGATGCCGCAGCCGTCCCCGCTGGACGACGCCGACCCCACCTACGACGAGGGCCCCATCGAGGGCGAGCTCGTCGACTGACCGCCCACCTTCCGGCCTCCCGCCCGCCGCAATCAGGCGGGAGGCCGCCCCACCAGAACACCACACCCGCAAGGAGCCCACCATGGCCCGACGCCTCACCCCCGCCGAACGCCTCGCCAACGCGGAGAAGGACTTCCTCCTCGAGACCATCGCCGACCAGTCCAGCTGGGACCAGTTCCTCGTCGAGCAGGCCGTCTTCCACTTCGGCCAGCGCTTCACCGAGTTCTCGTGCAACGACCTCCGCGACGTCCTCCCCGAGCTGTCCCACGGCTACCTCGGCGCCGCCATCAACGCGCTCCGGGCCGGCGGGGTCATCGAGCACACCGGCCGCATGGTGCCCTCCACCCAGGCCAACACCCACGGGCACCGGATCAGCGTCTGGCAGCTCACCGCGAAGGGCCACCGCATAGCCGTCCAGCGCGCCGCCCGGGCCGCCACCAGGAGGGCCGCCGCGTGACCGGCCTCGCCTGGATCCCCGTCGCCGTCCTCGCACCCGGCGCCGTCATGGCCGCCCGCACCCTCTGGCGCGAACGCCACCACCTCCCCGCCGCACCCGACAACCGCCCCGGCACCGACACCGACGCCCTCTGGACCTGCCGCCGCATCAGCGCCCTGCCCACCGCCAGCCGGAAGGAGAACCCGCAGCCGTGACCACCACCGACCACGTCGCCGACTACGCCTGCTACAGGCGTGGCTGCCGCCGCGAAGAGTGCCGCACCGCCGACCGCAACTACCGCAAGCGCTACGAACTCCAGCGGCTCCGCGGCATCCCCGCTGTCATCCCCGGCCGGACCGTCGCCGCCCACCTCCGCACCCTCATTGCCAGCGGGCGCACGGTCCGCGGCATCGCCACCATGACCGGGGTCTCCGAGCGCGCCATCGGCTACATCCTGCACGGCCAGGCCAGCGTCACCCGCAGCCGGGCCCTGGCTCTCCTCGCCGTCCAGCCGCTCGCCGAAGCCCCGCGCGTCGACCCGACCGGCACGATCCGCCGCATCCAGGCCCTCGCCCACATCGGCTGGCCCGTCGCCTTGACCGCCAAGAAGGCCGGATACACCCCCTCCTACCTGTTCAACATCATGGCCGGGCGCGTCCCCACCATCCCAAGGGATGTCGCAAGCCGACTGGCCATCGTCTACCGGCAGCACAGCCACCAGCCGGGACCTTCCGAGTACACCCGCAGCATCGCCCGCCGCAACGGCTGGCACGGACCGCTCGCCTGGGACGACATCGACGACCCCGCTTGCCAGCCCGAGCAGGCCCCGCCCTACGAGCCGGCCACCAAGTACGAGCGCGACCCCGACAAGCGCGCCGAGATCGAGCACCTCTACCTCCTCGGCGAGTCAGTGCCGTCGATCGCCAAGCAGCTCGGCAACAACGAGAAGTACATCGCCGACCAGCTCGGCGCCATCCTCCGCGACCGCGCCCGCCGCGCACAGAAGACCCGCACCCGCCGCCTTCACACCGAACAGGAGCTCGCAGCCTGATGTACCGCCACGACAACGACGCGCTCACCGTCATGGACTGGTTCTGCGGGGCCGGCGGGTCCAGCCAGGGCATGCACTCCATCCCCGGCGTCCGCATGGAACGCGCCGCGAACCACTGGGAGCGGGCCATCGAATCGCACGCCGCGAACTTCCCCGACGTCGACCACTACCGCGGCGACATCCGCGAGGCGCCCGTGGAGAAGTGGCCGGTGACGGACATCTTCTGGGCGTCCCCGGAGTGCCCGCAGTGGTCGAACGCCCGCGGCAAGAAGCGCGACTTCGACCTGTCCCTGCAGGGCGACCTCTTTGACGGCTTCGGCCCGTCCGAGGAGGTCGAGCGCTCCCGCGCGCTGATGGAAGAGGTTCCCATGTACCTGCGCGGCGTCCAGGAGCGCGGCGACCTGGTCAAGGCGGGCGTCGTCGAGAACGTCGTCGACGTCCGCGCCTGGGACCAGTGGGACCGCTGGCTCGGCGAGATCCGCAAGCTCGGCTACCGCACCCGTGTCATCGCCCTGAACAGCATGCACGCCGACCCGCGCACCGTGCACAAGGCGCCGCAGTCCCGCGACCGGCTATACGTGGCGTACTGGCACGAGAGCCTGCGCCGCACCCCGGACTGGGACAAGTGGCTCCGGCCGCGCGCCTGGTGCACCGGCTGCGAGACGTGGGTGCGCGCCGTGCAGCGGTTCAAGGACCCCGGCCGCGACATGGGCCGCTACCGGCAGCAGTACGTCTACCGCTGCCCCAACCACAGCTGCCGCAACCAGATCGTCGAACCCGAGACCCTTCCCGCCGCCGTCGCGATCGACTGGACCCTGCCCGGGCAGCGCATCGGCGACCGCACCAAGCCGCTCGCTGAGAAGACCCTGCGCCGCATCGAGGCCGGGCTGAAGAAGTTCGCTCAGCCTCTCGTCGTCCCGGCTGGTGGGACCTGGCGCAACGACGCCACCGCGATCGGCGAGCCCATCCCCACCCGCACCACCCGGGAGAACGACGGTCTCGCGGTGCCTCCCTTCATCACCGCGCTGCGCGGGGGCAGCAGCGTCCGTCAGGTCGTCGAGCCCCTCACCACGGTGGCGACGTCCGGTGGCCATCACGGTCTCGCCATCCCGCCGCTGCTGATCCCCGTCGAGGGCCGCGACGGCAAGGAGCCCGCCTCCGCCAACGCGCCGCTGCGCACCCAGACCGCCCGCAACGAGACGGGCCTCGCCTGGCTGCCGTTCATCGCCGAGCTCCGAGGCGGCGGCTCGGTCGCCCGGCCGGCCACCGAGTCCCTCGCCACGGTCACCGCCTCCGGCAACCACCACGGGCTCGTCACCCCCGAGAACGTCGACTGGCAGTCGCTGCTCGTCCCGTACTACGGCACCGGCACAGCGCGCACCGTCCGCGAGCCCGTCGGCACCCTGTCCACCCGCGACCGGTACGCCCTCGTGCAGGGCCAGGTCGACATCAACGACGTCCTCTTCCGGATGCTCGAACCCCACGAGATCGGGCGGGCCATGAGCTTCGCCGACGAGTACATCGTCCTCGGCAACAAGCGCGAGCGCGTGCGGCAGTACGGCAACGCCGTCACCCCCAACTGCGCCGAGGTCATCGTCGCCGCCCTCGTCGAGGCCATCACCGGCGAGGACATCGACCGGCACGCCGACCCGCAGCCGCAGACGGCGCTCGCCGCGTGACCGCGCCCGGCCGGTCGCGTGACCGGCCCTGACCAGCAGCACAGCTGCAGACCACCGATGAACCGCTCCAGCCGAAGGACAACGCCGTGACCTTGGACGCCATGCACTGGGTGTGGAACCACTCCCAGTCGAAGGGGAACGCACGGATCGCGCTGCTCTACGTGGCCGACCAGGTGCGCGACTCCGCGTGCGAGGTGCGCGCCGGTCAGCGGGAGTTCATGCGAGCCCTCAATACGCCCTCCAAGAGCACCGTCGAGAAGGCCATCAAGGACGCGGTGGAGAGCGGCGAGCTGGAAGTGGCGGCGCCGGCAGCCGGACGGCGGCCCGCCCTGTACCGGCTCCCGAAGGCGGTCGGCTACGTGCGCCCGGCTACCGCTTGTGCCCCGGAATCCGGGGCACAAAGCGACACCACGTCCAACCGTTGTGCCCCGGAATCCAGGGCACAAGTTCCCGCTAGCTCCCCGGATTCCGGGGCACAAAGCTCCGAAGCCGAATCGGCTTGTGCCCCGGATTCCGGGGCACAAGAAACCCGTTGTGCCCCGGATTCCGGGGCACCTCCCCAACACTACGTAGTAGAAGAAGAGGGCCAGCGGCCACGCGATCCCTTCGCCATCTGCCAGCCGCTCATCAAGGCACTCACCGAAGCGGGAATCACCGTCTCCTGGGGGATGCCCCCCGAAGACCTCAAGCGGGTAGCCGCCGCCGTCGAACGAGCCGGCATCCCCGCCATGGTCCGCTTCGCGCTCGACACCCAGCGCACCCGGCGCGACCGAATCCTCTACGCCCGCTACTTCGTCCGCGGCTGGACCGGACTACCCCCCGCAGCCAACGCCGGACCCAGGAGCAGCGGCCCACTCCCGCACTGCGGACACCCCGACTGCGACCCCGTCACCCGCACCCGCGAAACCGAAGACGACCGCGGACTCCGCCGAGTCCACCCCTGCCCCGACTGCCACCCCGCCAGCCAGAAAGGACACGCCGCATGACCGAGCCCCTGTGGGAGCCCGACGTCGCCGAAGACCACGGCATCGACAGGACCGTCCCCCACAACCTCGAAGCCGAGAAAGCCGCTCTCGGCTCCACGTTCTTCGACCTGGCCGCCATCGACGCCCTCGACCGCATCCTCGCCGGCCCCGAGGACTTCTACGAGGTACGCCACCAGACCATCTGGCGAACCATCACCGACATGTACTGCCGCGACCGCAAGCCGAAGATCGACCCGATCACCGTCGCGGCCGAACTCCTCGCCGCCGGTGAACTCGCCAAGGTCGGCGGCGCCGCCTACCTTCACGAGCTCGCCCAGTCCGTCCCGATCGTCGGCAACGCCACCGGCTACGCCGAGATCATCCGCGAGCACGCCCAGCTGCGCGCAGTCCTCACCGCCACCCGCAAGGCCAGCCAGCGCGTCCTCACCGCGGCCAACACGGCCGCCGAAATCCTCGAAGCGGCCATGGCCGACCTGCAGGCCGCCGCCAAGGGCGTCGCACCCGCCGACGAGAAGCTGTCCGTCGCCGACCGGTGGATGGGCTTCGTCGACGAACTCGAAGCCGGCCACGACCCGCGGGCCCTCGACACCCCCTGGTACGACCTCAACGAGATCATCGAACTCAAGCCCGGCCAGCTCATCACCGTCGGCGCCGGCACCGGGCAGGGCAAGTCCCTGTTCGGCATGAACCTCGCCGCACACGTCGCCCTCACCCGCGGCAAGCCCGCCCTCGTCGCCTCCCTCGAAATGGGCGGCTCCGAGCTGATGGCCCGCCTCACCGCAGCCGAGGCTGGCGTCAACGTCGACCGGCTCGTCCGCCGCAAACTCGACGCCTCCGACTGGGAGAAAGTCTTCCGCGCCGCCCCTAAGCTGCAGAACGCCCACAACTTCATCCTCGACGACTCCCCGAACCTCACCCTCGGCAAGATCCGGGCCCGCGTGCGGTGGATGGCCGCCGCCGGGCACCCCCCGGCGATCGTCGTCGCCGACTACCTGCAGCTGATGACGCCCGAGTCCAACGGCAAGAAGGACCGCACCCGCGCCAACGAGGTCGCCGAGATCTCCCGCGGCCTGAAGCTCCTCGCGATGGAGTTCGAGATCCCCGTCGTCGCCCTCGCCCAGTTCAACCGCAACGCCGTCGGCCGGCAGCCCATGGTGTCCGACTTCAAGGACTCCTCGTCCATCGAGCAGGACTCCAACGTGATCGTCCTAATGCACCGGCCGCTCGCCGAGGACGGATCTGACACCGGCCCCCGCTCCGGAGAGATCGACCTGATCGTCGCGAAGAACCGCAACGGCGCCTCCGGCCGCATCGTCGCCCTCACCTTCCAGGGCCACTACGCCCGCCTCCGCTCCATGGGAAGGGGCTGACGATGACCGACACCTGCCCGGCCTGCTCCCGCCGCGACGTCCAGCCGCGCGCCGAGCGCACCGACGGCACCCAGATCCGCAGCGCCTACCGCTGCCCCGACTGCGGCCACGCCTGGATCACCAGCCGACTCCGCAGCGCCTACCCCGCCGCCTGACGCGGCCCCACCCACCGGAGAACCCCATGACCGACAACCCGCAGCAGCCGCCCGCCCACTGGCCGCAGGCCCTGAAGGACGCCTTCTGGACCGCGGTCAACGCACCCACCTACGACGAGTCCGCTACCGCCACGCTCACCTTCGCTCAACTGCTGACCGCAGCCGCCCCGGCATCGCCGCCCGCCGACCAGCCCAGCCTCGACGAGCGGGTGCGTGCCGCCGTCCACGACGCCGTCACCACCGCCGCGCAGAACCCGCACGCCGGCCGCGGCCTCGTTGTCTCGCTCATCACCAACGCCGTCCTCGCCGAGGTGCACCGGCAGACGACCGACCGGGCCGCGCTCCGCGCCCGCATCGCCGAGGCGCTGATGCAGTGGGCCGAGAGCAACAACAGCCCCCAGTACGGGGCAATGCGCCGCCCTGCGACCGTCGTGCAGAACGCGTACAGCCGCGCCGACGCGGTGCTCGCGGTGCTGCCGTCATCCGGGTGCCTGACTCCTGAGTACACCGACGGCCCTTGCCACTGCCCAGCCTGCGACCCTGCCGCCCACCGCACCGACCGGTCCGCCGTCCTCGCCGACGTGGAGCGCGCCATCCGCACCGCCACCGGCAGTTGCGGCTACAAGGCGGATGACGGCTGCGACTTCTGCAACGGCGTCGACGCCGCGCTCGACCAGGTGCGCCGCATGGCCGACGAGACGGCAACCCAGACGCCCGACGACCGCACGGCACCCGAGGCACAGCCCCTGTGCCACACGCCGCACTACCAGTACCCCGAGACCCTGTGCGCCGAGCCCGCAGGCCACTACGTCCGCGACCGCAACCCCCACGCCGGACCCCTCATCATCAACGGCCGCGAGCGCGGGGGAGCCGCCTGGGACGAACCTGAGGAGACCCCGTGACCGACACCACCCCGCCCCCCGCCGCCGGCCAGATCTGGCAGGACAACGACCCGCGAGGCGACGGCCGCACGATCCGCATCGTCGAGATCGACGGCTCCTACGCGGTGGTGCAGAGTGTCCACCCGCATCTGCACAGGCCCGGCCGGCGCACCCGTATCCGCCTGGACCGCCTCCGGCCGACGCGCAACGGCTACCGGTACGTCGGCCACCCCGAGGACACAGACCCCTCGCCCCTGACCGAGCAGCAGCTCGCCGACATCGCCGATCACTACGCCGTCTACCAGCGCAGGCACGGCCCCACCGGCATCACCTGCTGCTCCGCGCACCCGGTGGCTGACGCTGTGCCGGAGCTGCTGGACGAGGTCCGGCGGCTGCGCACCGCGAACGAGCGGATGCGGCACGAACTGGAGGTGATGTACGGCGGAGCGTTCGACAAACTGCCTGAGCCTGCCGCTGTGTCTGCTGCCGTGGCCCCACCCACCAACCCCACCGCCGTCCGCCACGAGGCCGACTGGATCGTCGAGCACTGCCCCGACCACGGATGCGTCGAACCCTCAACCGAGGTCTGCCACTGCGAGATCGCCGACCGGCTGCGCCGCATGGCCGACGAGGCGCAGCCCGCCACCGAGGCGGAGGCGATCCGTCGCGAGCACGTCGACTACTTCCTCCAGTGCCGACAGCCCGACGGCACATGGGAGCAGGCGAGCAGCTACGAGACCGACCCGGACCGGGCACAGGAGCGGCTGGCTCGGATCCGCGAACAGCGTCCCGGCTTCACGTGGCGGCTGGCGCGCCGCTCAACCACGGTCACCGTCGAAGTGCAGCAGCCCGCCGAGGCCTGACCCCAGCCCACCCCCGCGCGGGGCGTACACGGCCCTCTCCCGGCCGCACAGCACCCCGCGCGGGTCTCGCACCGCAACGCCAGCCCACAGCCCCACGCGCGGGCACACAGCCGCTCCACCGAAAGGCCCCCACCGATGCGTGACCCCGAGACCGACCGACTCCTCACCAACGTCCGGCAAGCCGTGACCGCCGCCCGCGCAGGCGGCGTGACCGTCCGCGCCTGCATCTTCGACGCCACCGTCGCCGCCGTCGACGAGAGCGTCCGCGGCTGGCCCTCCGCCGAAGCCCGGAAAACCGCCGAGGACGCCTGCCGCGCCGTCGACCCGCCCACCGTCATGGCCGACCCGCAGCCGCGGTCCCAGCCGCCCGCCATCGCACGGCTGCTGTTCGCTCTGGCCGACCGGATCGCCGCAAGGAGCACCCGATGACCCGCCCACCGGTCCGCTGGATCCCCGACGACGGATCCGCCGCCATCCTCGCCGCCTACACCCGACGCGGCGAACGCCCCGGCCACGTCCTCCGCCGCGCCCTGCTCCTCCTCGCCCGCGCCGACGGCATCCTCGACATCCGCGGACGCGTACCCCGGCCCGGGAGGCGGCCGTGAAGCCGCTCAGCCGCCGACAGCGCCAGGTGATCGTCCTCGCAGCGAACGGCTACACCAACGCCGGGATCGCCCGGCACCTCGGCATCCACCGCAACACCGTGGACCGGCACTTCGCCGAGGCCTACGCCAACCTCGGCGCCCGCGACCGGGCCAACGCCGTCGCCCTCGCTTACCGCCGCGGCGACATCGGCCCCGACGACATCGCAACCCCCAACCAGCAGCAGGAGGCAGCCGCATGACCGAGCAGACGCCGCTAGAGGGGCTGTACGCCCGCGAGAGCGCCCCGCAGGGGGAGGACGGGGAGTTGGAGGGGGCGGGCCGCGAAAGGCCGTCAGGCGGGCAGCAGGGGCCGCGAGGCTGGACCCAGCTCGAAGCGCGCGCCTTCAACGCCGTCCTCCCCGCCCTCCGTCAGGCCGGCGAATGGCTGCCCCTCTCCGCCCGTCGAGCCGTCGCCCAGGCCGTCCTCGCCGTCGTCGAACCCGAACTCCGCATCGCCGCCGCCCTCCACGAACTCGCCAGTGGCGTGCGAGACCTTGCCTCATCCGTCCGCCTGGAGAGCTCCGACCGGGCGCGCGGCGAAGTGTCGACCGACAGCGAACGCTGCTGCGGCTGCGGCAGTGGACCCGTTGTCTACCGCAACTTCGAGGACAACCCGTTCTGCGCGCACTGCGCGAACTGCCCCTGCGGCCAGATCCCATGCGTGCGTCCCGAGCAGCAGCCCGCCCACAACGCCGGCCCGACCGTCGCCGAATGCGCCGCGGCCGACCGTCGCTGGCCGCTGGAGAAGCACGGCGAATAGACACACCGCCCCCAACCCGAACCGCCCCGCACCAAGGAGCACCGCCGTGATCGACGACGCCACCGACGCCACCCCCTGCGCCGTCTGCGACCGACCCGCCCGCGAACGCGTCCACCGCGGCTGCCGCGAACGCATCGACGCCAACCTGCGCGAACTCCCGCAGCTCTACCGGCAGCTCGGCACCGCCCTTCAGCCCGGCCGGCGCGGCGGCGACGGACGCACCGCCACCCGCACCGCGCCCCTGCCGTGCAACACCGACGCCCTCGACCTCCGCGCCCGCGGCGGAATCGAAGGCGTCGTCGGCGGCTGGGCACGCGACCTCTGCGAACGAGAGCAGTGGGACATTCCCGACTACCAGTCCGTCCAGGCCATCGTCGACTGGGGATGCCGGGTCCTCGCCGCCAACCTGACGATCATCTGCGACGAACACCCCGCCGTCCGGGAACTCGCCGACGAACTCCGGCAGATCACCGGCCAGGCCCGGCGCATCATCACCGGCGAGAAGCCGCCCCGCCGCATAGGCGTCCAGTGCTCCTGCGGGCACACCCTCCGCGTCACCCTCGACACCGCCGGCATCCGCTGCCCCGCCTGCTCGACGCAGTACGGGCACAGCGAGGCACTCCGGCTGCCACTCGCCGAAAGGAGAGCCGCATGATCCTCTTCCTCTGCATCCTCGCCGCCCCTCTCGGCTACGCGCTCGGCGTCCTTATCGCCGACTTCCTCTGGCACATCACGCACTGACCGAACAGCGAAGGGCCCCGACCGCATCCAGCGGTCGGGGCCCTTCGCTGTGCTCAGGCGTGCGACACCTCGAGCGGCGCCGGCACAGGCGGAGCCGTCAGTCCCAGACCCTCGGCCAGCAGCATTCGCGCCGCCGTGTCCCGCTCGAACTCCGGCCGGCCGACCGGCATCGACAGGACCCGGCTGCCATCCCGGCGCTCGACCAGGGCGCCGAAGAACGTGGCGTCGGTGATCGGCGAGTCCGTCAGCTCCACTTCCAGCTCGGCGAGCAGCTGGGGGAGAGGAGTGTCGAGGAGACGCTCTGTCGACAAAGCGCCGCGCGCTAACGCGGGCGTGCCGCTACTCTGCATGGGTAACTCCAATCCGGACAGGTTGGGTTGCTGATCGACGAGTCGCCACTCGTCGGTCGAACAGGCCGGGCGGTCGCCACCGCCCGGCCGTTCGCGTTTCAGGACGCTAGCCGGGTTTCCAGGAACTGCGTGCCTGGGGTCTGCAATTCGCACGACCCTGCCGTCAGCGCGGCAAGACCTCGTCGAGGTACTCCTGCACCGGCCCGAACAGGCCGTAGGGCACGTACTCGGCGATCTCCCCGTGGGACACCCAGGCGACCGCGTCCAGCTCCTCGTTATCCGCGACCCGGGCCTCGCCCTCGACGACCTCGCACGCCGTGTACGACATCGCCCGGCCCGTCTTCGGGTGCACGCGCTCGCCGAGCAGTCGGACCGCCTTCACCGTCAGCCCCGTCTCCTCGCCGGCCTCCCGCACGGCCGCCTCCTCGGCGCCCTCGCCGGGCTCGATCGCACCTGCGGGGAACTGCCACATCAGCTCGCCCTCGGAGACGCGGCGTCGCACCATCAGCACCTTCCCGTCGGCCACGATGATCGCGGCGCTGATGCCCGGCTTCTCGGTGGTCGTCTCGGTCGTCATGCAATCGCCTCCAGGGCGGTCAGGATGGGCGGGAAGATCTGGTCCTGCGGGATGAAGCGGGTCAGCGCGGCGCGCGGCACGAAGGCGACGTCGACGTTCTCCAGCGGGTCACGGTTCGCCGGTTCGCCGGCGAGATGGTCGGCGAGGAAGTAGGCGGCCACCACCCCGGTCACTGGGTGGACGCGCTCGCCCAGCGGCTCGCGGATCGTGCAGTGCACTCCGGTCTCGCCGTGGGTCTCCTGCACGGCCACCGTGGCCGGGTCAGCGCCGGGCTTGACCATGCCGGCCGGGAACTGCCAGCGCAGCTCGCCGTCACCACGCCTGCACACCAGCAGTACGTCGTTACCTCGCAGCACGACCGCTATCGCTACCCGCAGGGCCTGGGCTTCCATGCGCGGGGCAGGCGGGCGCAACAGGAGCGCGAACCGTCGCTGCACTTCCTCACCCGCCTCCCTGTGTGCGATGTCCAGGATCTGCTGCACCTCGGTCCGGTGGACCATCTCGGGTGCGGCATGCCATCGGCTGACGGTGCGCTCCGAGATTCCGAGGCGTTCGGCGAACGCCTCGTTCGTCATCCGCATCGCCTGCTGGAGAAGGCAGGCGGTGCGGCCGGTCCACGTGTCTACGACGTCCACAATGGGGCTCCCGTGCTCGTTGCGCTCGGGTCTGGCGGGCTGGCGGCGGGGCGGTGTCGCCGCGGTGTCGGGTTGTGCTCGCTATGGCGTTGTCGTGTCGGGGGAGCGTCCTTCCTCCGCGCGCATGGAAGGCGTTGGCTGGGTGGCATGACCACGCTTCCGCTTGGCGCTCCGCCCCCGCGCGAGCGCCTCCGCCCACGAGCTAGTGCGGTTGAACAGACGGCCGACTTCCGCCCAGCTGCGTTCCTGGTGCAGTTCCTGCACGGCCTCCCTCTGGATGGCGTAGAGGCTCCGGTCGGCCGCCGCGATCTGATCGCGGACCTCGCGGGCTACGGTGCCGCGCTGAACGGGGTCTTCGATGGCTGCTACTTCGGCGACTCTCGCCTCCAGTGCCTTCGTGAACTCGTCTGTCATGGCCTCAGCGTAGGTGGCAACACGCCAGTTCTCAATACGGTGTTGACACCTCGTCGGGTCGCCTTCAAGATGGTGTTGAAGCCGACGGCGCTCCACCGCCCGAAGCGTCACGCACTGCTCCACCGGTGCTCACAAACGAAGACGGGCCGGACACCGCGACTCCACTCGCAGGCCGGCCCTAACCACCAGGTTCTGTAGAGGAGACCCTGTGGCTACCCAGATCGTACCGGCGCCCGTCCGCGCCGAGGACCAGGGGCTGACCCTGGCCGACCGCCTCGCCCACGAGGCCGCTTCCCACGTGACCGAGGCCGCCCTCGCGGCCGGCTATCTCCGCAACCACGCCCGGCACGGCGAGCACGACGCCTGGCTCACCCACGGCCGCCCGCTCGCCGCTCGCCTCGGACTGGACGGCGACGCCTGGTCGCAGCGTCAGCAGCTGCCGTCGATGGCCCGGACCGTTCTGGCCGCCGCCGGCCAGCTGCACCTGATCGAGGCGGGGTCGTGATGGCCGCCGACGGCAAGCCGGTTCCGCCGCCGTCGGAGCCGACGCGGGACCTGCCGCCGCTGCCCCGTGAGACCGCGGCCCGCCGCCGGGTGCTGGCGACGAGGCGGTGGTGATGGTGTCGCGTATCGAGCTGGACAACGGCGACCGCCAGGCCGTGGAGCACGCCCGCCGCCTGCTCCGGGAGAACGAGCCGGAAGCTCGCCCGGCTGACGAGGACGACGCCAAGGCGTGGCAGGTGGACCGGATCGGCAAGCTGTGTGCAGCCGTCGACATCCTGCTGCGGGTCATCGACGGAGGCAAGTCATGACCGACGCCGAGCGTGCAGAGCTGTCGCGCAAGGTCGCCGAGGCCAACCGGCAGTCGACCAACCGCCCCAAGTAGGGCCCCTCTATCGCCGCGGGCGGTGTCCGTCCCCCCGTCTGCCGTCCGCGGCTCCCCCCTCTTCCACACCCCTTCGACCTGAGAGGTCTATCCCGTCATGCCCACGCTCACCCTGATCGCGTCCGCGCCGTCGTCGGACTCCGAGTACCGCACCGGTCTGATCCGCCGCTACCTGTCCGCCGCCGACTGGGCGGAGGAGGTGCGGCTGCTGGCCGAGGCCGCCGACTACGACCGGTCCAACCCGGGCGCGCCGTCCCTCGTCGACGAGCTCCTCGGCGCCGGCCTTCCCGCCGCGGCCTGACCCCCTGATCCCCCGGGCCCAGTACATCCCCCAGCTGGGCCCGGCACCCAACCACCCGGAGAGGAAGCACCATGACCGAGTCCCTTGAGGCCATCCGCTACACCGCCGACGTCGTCGTCACCACGACCGACGGCCACGTGCTGCTGATCGAGCGGGGCTGGGAGCCGTTCAAGGGCCAGTGGGCGCTGCCCGGTGGCTACGTCGACCCCGGCGAGACCAGCCGCGCCGCCGCCGCCCGCGAGCTGGCCGAGGAGGCCAGCGTGTACGCGGCCCCCGAGGAGCTGACGCAGGTCGGCGTCTTTGACCAGCCCCACCGCGACCCCCGCGGCCGGTTCGTCACCGTCGCCTACCAGCTGACCGTGATCTCCGGGCTGCCCATCAAGGCCGGTGACGACGCCACCCGCGCCGAGTGGTGGCCGCTGAGCGACCTGCCGCCGCTCGCGTTCGACCACGCCGACATCATCCGCGCCGCCGTGGCGGCCAGCCACTGACCCACCCAGCCCCGGTCCCGGCGTGATGCTGCCGGATCGGATCCGGCCCGGGGCGCCACACCGACTCCACCCATCCGTTCCGACCCTCAGTGAGGTCGTCATGCTCCGCATCGTCCTGTGGCTGCTCCTTGCCGCCTACCTGATCACCGTCGGCCTGTGGTCGTCGGCCGCCGCCCCGGTCATGTGGGCGCTCGCCGGCGCAGGCACGCTCCTCGCCGCGATCCCGGGCCCGGTGCTCGCGCTCGGCGGGGTCATCGCCTGGCTGAAGCACCGGCCCGCCGCTCCGGTGGTGAGCGACTGATGGCCTGGCACAACGAGGTCGAAGGCGGCTCGGCCCGCACCGACGACAGCCGCGGGCCCAAGCCGGTCCGATCCTGGCAGCCGACCAGCCCCGGCGAGAACCACTTCGGCGGGATCGCCCCCGTCCTGTCGCCCCGCGAGGGCGAATCCACCCGCCTGTACCGACGCGCCCGCGTCACCGCGAGCTGAACCCGAGAGGACTGATCACCGTGACCGCCACGTCGATCGAAAAGGCCAACGGCCACGCCGTGGCCGAGCGCGGCTTCGACGCCGTCGCGCTGGCCAAGGCGGAGGCGATCCGAACCGAAGCCGCCGCCAAGGCCGAAGCCCTCCGTATCAAGGCGCAGGGTGAAGCCGAGGCCGAGAAGATCCTCGCCGCCGAGAAGGCCGAGAAGGAGCGCATCGCCAACGAGCGCGCCGCCATGCGCCTGGAGAAGGAGCGCGCCGACCACGTCGCGCACCTCGCCAAGAAGGAAGCCGAGGCGGCCAAGGCGCTCGCCGAGAAGCAGAAGACCGAGCAGGCCACCGCCGACGAGGCGGAGCGGCAGGCGCAGCAGCTGGCAGAGCAGGAGCGCAGCGAGAACCTGTGGAAGTGGGGCGCCCGCGGCATCTACCTCGTCGGCCTGATCATCGCCGCCCCGGTGCAGTTCATGCACTTCTGGGACCGCGAGCGGCCCTTCCTCGTCGCTGCCCCCGCCCTGCTCGAAGGGCTCGCCCTCGTCCTCGCGGCCGGCGCTGCCTGGGCAGTCGCCCACCGACGGGACGTCCTGCCCTACCGGATCGGCATCATGCTCAGCGCGATCATCGCTGCCGCGATCAACATGTACGGCGGCATGACCGACGACCGGATCGGCTTCAACGCCGGTCTGATCGGCGCCATCGCCTCCCTGGGCGGGCCCATCGTGCTCATGGCCTACGAGCACGGCATCGCGCAGAAGGCCGACGGCATCCCGTCCTGGCGGGAGCGCCGGGCCGCTGAGCGGAAGGCGGCTGAGGAGAAGAAGGCGCGCGAGAAGGCCCGCCGCGAGAAGGCGGACGCCGAGGCGGCTGCCGAGGCAGCCAAGGCGCTCGCCGAGGCCCGTGCGCTGGAGGAGCAGAAGCGCAAGGACACGGACCGGCAACAGCACCACCCCGAGGTGTGGAAGGTCGCCGAGGCGATGCGCTCGGCCCGCGGCTCCCAGTACGTCACCGAGCAGATCTGGGCCGACGCCTGGTACCGCGTCACCGGCTCCAAGACAGTCGGCATCACCCCCGAGATCGAGGAGCTGACGCAGGCCGCGCAGTTCCGGATGCGGGCCGTCACCGAGGCCCCCATAAGGGGTGACTTCTCGCTGGTCGAATCCCAAAAGGTCACCCACTCGAAGAAGGACCCCGACGCCCCCGACGGACGCCGCAACAACGGCGGCACCCCGCCCGTCCGTAGGCCCGGCCAGACCGCCCCGCTCCACCCCATCGCCCGCAAGCAGGCCGCCCTCGAACAGAAGAAGGACTGACCCGCCATGGCCACCCCCACCACCGACCGCAAGACCGTGGCGGTCCCCACCCAGCCGACCGTGGTCGGCCCCGTCGAGCAGGTCGTCGACAAGCGGCCCGCGGTCCCGCAGCGGCAGCTGCCCGCATGGATCCACTCCAAGGCCGCCCTCGCCCGCCGTACCGCCCGCGCGGTCGGCCACCACCCGTCCGTCATCTGGATCGGCTGGTCCGCGCGCGGCTGGTGGCACATCGCCCGCATCGAGCGCGACAAGATGGTCGGCGACTACCCGCAGATGATCCGCACCGCCCGCGCCCAGCTGAAGGCCGTCAAGGGCGACGTGGCCAAGGAGAGCCAGTTCGAGGCCGTCGTCAACCGGCGCACCCAGCAGCTGAAGGACCGCCGCACCCGCTACCTCATCACCCGCGGCGCCGCGCTCGCCCCGCTGGCCGGTGCCGCCGGCTACGGGATGGTCGAGTGCGGCACGTGGATCAGCGTCCTGTACGCGATGGCCGCCGTCGCGGCCGGCGTGTGGAAGGGGCGCCCCAAGGGTGTCGACCCGGGCAAGGTGGAGATCGCTGCCGAGGACGGGGATCCGTTCCCGATCGCTGACGCCCGCACCCGCACCGAAGCCGCCGAGTGTGTGCGCCGCGCCCTCGTCTCCGAGGGCATCCACGTGAAGGAGGTGGAGGCCAACCGGCGCTACGACTGGGGCTGGGAGGTCACCGTCCACCTGGCCAAGGGCAAGCCGGCCGACATCGTCTCCAAAGCGCCCGACCTGGAGACTCCGCTCGACCTGCCGCAGGACGGGCTGCTGTGCCAGCCGATGCGCTCCTCACGCGGGCGCGTGCTGCTGCGGCTCGTGCAGAACGACCCGTTCGCGAAGATGCCGCCGGCGCCTGAGCGGGGGCCCAACAGCCGTCGCATGCGGGACAGGCAGGTCGTCGCATACCGCATGGACGGGCAGCCGTTCGCGGTGAGCCTCCTCGGCGTCCACGCCCTCGTGATCGCCTCCTCGGGCGGTGGAAAGTCCGTCACCCTGCGCACCCTCGGCGACATCCTCACCGCCTGCTCCGACGTTCTCGTCGGCGACCTCGACCCGGGTGGCAACGGGCTCGCCCCGCTCGCCGAGGCCCTCGGCGTCCGGGCGATCGGCGACGACAACATGGGCCAGATCGAGGCGATCCTGGAGAAGGCGTTGAAGATCGCGAAGGCGCGGCCGAGCCTGTTCGCCGAACTCGGCATGGACGACAATTGGGAGCCCACCCCCGAGGACCCGGCGATCGTCCTCGTCATCGACGAGTTCCCGCAGCTGTCCGACCGGGCGAAGGAACTCGCGGTGAAGATCCTCCGGGCGGGCCGCAAGTCCCGCGTGCAGCTCATCATGGCCGCGCAGGAAGCCACCGTCGACTCCCTCGGTGACGCCATCGCCGACTCGATCGCCCTGAAGATCGTCGGCCCGTCCCGGCACCAGGACATCAAGCAGGTCTTCGGCACCGGCGCGGGCGCCGACGGATGGCGGCCCGACCGCCTCCACCCCGCCCAGGGCGAGGACCCGGCCGACGCCGGCAAGGCCTACATCATGGGCTGCGGCTCCACCGAGCCGATGATCTACAAGTTTCTGATGCTCGACGTGAAGGAAGCCACCCGTCGCGGCAAGGAGCGCGCCGCGGCAGGCCGCCCCACCGTCGGCCGGCGCTCCCTCGACGCCGCGGGCCTGGACCACTTCGGCGTCACCGAGGCGGACCGGCTCCGCTCCGACCTGCCGAAGATCGTGATGATGGTGCGGGGCGCGTTCGCAGCCGACGACGACCCGCGCTTCCTGTCGACGTCGGCGATCTGGGAGTACCTCGCGGCCCACGACCCCGACACCTGGGCGCTGTCCCTGTTCGGCGACGACGAGGTCAAGGCCCGGCGCACGGCCGCGCAGAAGGTCACCGCCGAGCTGAAGCGGGCCGTGGACGCGATGGGTCTCGACATCGACATGACGACCACCCAGATCACCGGCGGGGCGCGTGGCTACCGCCTGGAGACGATCAAGCAGATTACCGGCGAGAGCGTCGCTGAGGCCGCCTGAGAGGCCGTGACGGGGTTGTGACGCCGCAGGTCACAGCCGTGACGGCAGTCGTGACGGGGTCGTGATTCTCCGCCTGGGGTCGTGACGCCGTCACAGCTCATCACGACCCCCATCACGGCCCTGACCTGCACTGTCACGACCCATCACGACCACCGTAACGACCCGGAAAGCGAAGGAGATCCCGAAATGGCTATCGAGCTGAAGATCCAGGTGATGACCCTCGACGGGATCCCCCTCGGCTGCCCTGACTGCGGCACCAACGCGTTCTCGCTCGACGGCCGCGGCCCCATCGACGCGCTCGCCACCGTGTGGGCCACCTGCGCCAACTACCACAGCTGGGAGCACCCCATGCTGACCGTCGCCGACCTCAGGGCCATCGACGAGGTGCGCACCGGCCGCCAGTCGGCCGAGGACATCGACACCTTCGAGATCGTGATCGGCGGTGCGGTCCTCGCCGGGGTGCTGCAGCCCGAGGTGACCATCGACGACCTCAAGCGCGTCGCCCGCGACGTGTACTGGCAGCGGATCATCAAGCCCGCCATGCGGCGCCGCAAGAACGCCGCCAAGCGGGCCCTCGTCCGGCCCATCAAGAACGCCGGCCGCAACGCCGTCGCCGCGGCCAAGGCCACCGCGCTGGAGACGGCCTGGACCGCCCAGGCCGGCGGCTACGAGCCCGACCCCGACTACACGCCCGAACCCGTCACCCCCTGCCCCGCGTGCGGCGGGAAGGGCGAGCACCGCCTCAAGACCCGCCTGCACGACACCACCCGCGTCCGCTGCTCCGTGTGCCACGGCACCGGCGAAATCGACTAGGAGACCCACCATGCCCGAGCCCGCCACCCCGATGAGCGAGGAGGCCGCCAAGGAAGCCGCCCGCCTCATCGAGACCGCGTTCCGCGACGACACCCCCATCCCCGCCGTCGGCCCGACCCCGCCCGTCCCTCAGCCTGGCCGGCCGCCCATGAGCCAGAAGGCCACCGACGCCAGCATGGTCATGCTCGCCGCCGGAGTCGCCTCCGTGCCGATCGGCGGCAGCGTGTCCCTCGTGCTGTACACGCTCGGCCACGTCGACCCCACCGCGCTCGCCATCGGCGCCGCCGCCCCCGTCGCCCTCATCCTCGCCATCGGCGGCCTGCTCCGCCGAGCCCGCGGTGTCCTGCCCGAGGAGCACCACCACCACTACACGGGGCCCGTCCACCAGGACCAGCGGACACAGACCAGCAACACCCGCGGGCTCATCGCCCGGACCAACAACCAGCAGTGAGTCGACCGCCGTTGTCAGTGCCGCCTAGGAGAATCAGCAGATGACGCATCCTCGTAGACCGCGTGCGAGTGTCCGGGACGCATACAGCACGAAGTACTCGCAGAACGTCGGCGACCGGATACCGCACTCCGACAAGGTCGACCCCGACGATCCGGCCCGCAGCCACATCCTCATCACCATCGCTCGCATGGAGCAGGCGGGCGTCACGATCGACGAGCGCGCGGTCGAGATCGCGACGGCACTCGGACGGTGGCACGTCGAGCAGGCGATGCTTGAAGAGCCGGTAGCCGAAGGGGACGTCCCGAGGTGGAAGCGTCGGGGAGTCGAGCAGAACGTCGACCGCAAGGACTGGGTGTACTACGTGCGCTGCGGCCACCTCGTCAAGATCGGAACGACATGTGACCTCGCCGGGCGGTTCATCGCCATCCGCCCCAACGAGGTTCTCGCCCTGGAGCCGGGCGGGCCCGTCATCGAGTTCGAGCGGCACCGAGAGTTCGCAGAACTCAGGGCGAGCGGGGAGTACTTCCATCCCGGACCGGCCCTGCAGCAGCAGATCCTCTCACTGCGTGAGGCGTTCGGACCGCCCAACTGGACGCGCTCCGTGGTCCCCGATGGACAGAACTGGTTCCCAGTGGACGGTATGTAGTTACTTGCCAGTGATCCACACGGACTGTAATCTCCGAAATTGATGGTGGAACACCCGTCGCAAGAGCACCCAGAACCCCCGCCGTGAACGCACCGGCGGGGGTTCTCGCGTACCGGGGAGGTGGCATGCCGGCCCACGCCAACCCGGACCTGTACGACCTGTACGAGCGCGACCTCGGCGACATCTGGGAAGCCGCACGAGTGGCCGGCGTCAAGCCTGGAACGATCCGGGTCTGGGAGTCGCGAGGGAAGATACAGCGCGTCGACCTTCCCGGAGGCCAGCCGCTCTACCACCTGCCCACAGTCAAGGCCGCAGGTAAGGCTGGCGCCAAGCACCGACACGATGACCCGGCCGGCAACAGCCGCGGCCCGCACCGACGCACAGCCCGCGCCGCCTGATCGTCCCGCCGTCCGCTGCATTCCCCCCGCCCGGACGGCGGGGCTCGACCGCCGGAGGTGATGATGGCCTTCCCCTCCGGCACGCCGACCGTCACCCTCACCGGCACGCTCCCCGCTGCGGTCGCCGGCACCGGCTACGGCGGCCAGGTCGTCCTCACGCCGTCCGCGATCCTCACCGACTCGACGCGGCACGCGGTCTACCCCGGCGGTGGGAAGGTCGACATCGTCGACGGGGCGTTCAGCGTCCAGCTCATCCCCACCAACGCGGCTGGCATCAGCCCGGTGGGCTGGCGCTGGTACGTCGACGTCCAGCCTCTCCGCGGTCAGCGGCTCGCCTTCTGGGCGGCCATCGAGGGCGCCGACGGGGCGACGATTCAGCTCGACTCGCTGGTGCCGACGCAGGCGCCCGGCGGAGGGAGTGTCGGAGCGCCCGGGAAGAGCGCCTACGAGGTGGCTGTCGCCGAGGGGTTCACCGGGACGGTCACCGAGTGGCTGGCCTCCCTCGTCGGCCCTACGGGCCCGAAGGGCGATCCCGGGGACCCGGCGACCAACCTCGTCACCTCCGTCAACGGCCAGCAGGGCGTCGTAGCCCTGGACGCGGCAGACGTCGGCGCGGACGCGGCCGGCTCCGCCAGCGCGGCGCAGACCGCGGCAGCCGCCGACGCCAGCAGCAAGGTCAGCATCCACGCCAGCGCGGCCGACCCGCACGGCGACCGCGCCTGGGCCGACGCCAAGTTCGCCCTCGCCAGCACCGTGTCGGCGCTCAACATCTACGTCGACGACACCGTCAACCGGGTCGCGGCCATCGAGAACGGCACCGCATGGCTCGCCGGCCTGCACGTCGCCGGAGACGCGGAAGTATCCGGCGGCGACCTGACCGTTCACGACACGGCGAAGGGCTACCGGTTCCGCCGCGGCGGCAGCGCCCTGGACCTGGAAGCCACCGGCGCCGACCTCATCGTCTCCACCTGGTCCGGCACGGGCTTCAACGGCACGCAGTACGCGTTCGACCGCTACGCGTCCAACGTGCTCGCCGCGCAACACGCCGGCCTACGCGAGTTCGTCTCCAGCCTCTACGGGACGGTCGTGCACACCATCGACCCGAACGGCAACCGGCTCGGCTTCCACGGCAAGCCCGCCATCACGCAGCAGGCCGTCGGCGGCTCGCGCTCGGATGGCACCGCGCTCGCGAGCCTGCTGACTGCGCTCGACACGCTCGGCCTCATCGACGACCAGACCACCGCATAAGGAGGCCCGCCGTGGCCCGCACCAGCATCGCCCCTGTCCAGGCCTCCCGCGCGGGCACGGTCCTCCCGGCCGCGACCGCGGGCGACGCCGTCAACGGCAACCAGATCGCCAACGATGGCCGCGTCATCCTCATCGTCAAGAACACCAACGGCGCCAGCACGGCACGCACGATCACGTTCCAGACCGCGCGGTCCGTCGACGGCCTCACCGCCCCGACCCGGCAGGAGTCCATCCCCGCGGGCGAGACGCAGGTGTTCGGGCCGTTCGACCCCAACGACTACGGGACGACGCTGGCGTTCAACGTCGACAACGCCGAGCTCACCGTGCAGGCTATCCGCGTCTGACGGGGAAGTCGCATCGTCACAGAACGGCCACACCAGCCCCCTCGTGCTGCTGTTGTCCCTAAGCTCCTCGGGCCAACACCACGCAAGGGGGCCGATATGCCGAAGATCAAGACACGTCAGCGGATGGGGTGGATCGCTATCACCTTCCACTGGACGATGATGGTGTGCACCGTCGGTCTGTGGACTCCGATCTACCTCGCGGCCCGACGCAAGAGGGTCACCGTCACCTACATGCCCTAGCCGTTTTCGACGGGCCCTTCCTCCCGTGCGGCATTCCCTGCGGGAGGAGGATCCGATGCCCTCGCGTCTCGCTCCTCCGTGCTCCAGGCCCGGCTGTGACCAGAGCAAGCCCTGCCCGGTGCACGGCCGGGACACGCGGCGCCGCGGTGGAGCCAGCCAGCGCGGGTACGGCAAGCGGCACGAGGACCGGTTCAGGCGCGGCGTGCTGGACGCTCAGCCCGTGTGCGTGCTGTGCCGCCGCGCGCCGGCCACCGAGGCGGACCACTGGCCCAAGTCGAGGCAGCAGCTGGAGGCTGAGGGCCTGGACGCTGACGACCCGCAGTACGGCAGAGGACTGTGCAAGCCGTGCCACAGCCGGGAGACCGCGCGTCATCAGCCCGGAGGCTGGGCAGCCGAACAGCGGAGGTGATAGCCATGCCGAAGGGCAAGGGAGGGCGCATCCGCGGCATCGTGGCCGGCCGACGGGATGTGTACGAGGCACTGAAGGGCCGCCTGGGCAAGACCTCGGCCGCCAGGATCGCCAACGCGGGGAAGACTCACTCGGACAGGTCGAGGATGGCCCGGAAGGCGGCCCGGACGCGGAAGCAGCGCGGCGGATGATCGCCGCCAAGATCGATCCGGAATGATCATCCCAAGATCCTCGCGCGCACGCGCACGCCCGGGTGGGGGCGCACCCGCCCGCGCGCGCACGGGAGAC